TCATAAACAATATGCTCGTCCTTTGTCCACGTCTCAAAAATGGTTGTCGATTTGCTTCCTTCCTTTTTAGTAAACTCACGACTGAACGCAATCAAGTCACCATTATCATCGAAAGTTGGGTACAATCCATCTCCATTTGCAGGTGAGAATATCAAGTGTTTCAGCTTGAATTTCGATGTAAACCCGTAACTCGAATTATCCCCAGGCACCACATACCACAACGTTGCACATTCACACTCTGAGCTGATGATCTTACCTCTTTTTTTATTCACTGAGTTCCACTTGTTTTTCTTCAGGACCTTATCAATTGCTTTTTTCTGATCCTTCAATGTTTGATCCTTAGTATCTTCAGTGATCGATTTAACCGGAATGGTAAACATGAACTCACTCATTCGCTTAGTTGCCAGCTTCTGAAGTCCAACAGCTACACGTGTCATAGGCTCATACCTCAAAACTGCACCTGTTTTTTCATCTTTTATTGCCTTATCTGGATAAGTGGTTTTATCAGTCATGATCCTGTGTAGCTTTGGCTCATAGTCTTTTTCGAGTTCGCTCCATTTTGGAAGGCTCATTACATTGTCCTTATAGTATTTCAGATCTTTTATGATGTCGGCTATTGGCCGTTCTGGTACGAATATTTGTTCAAGTGTTTTCATCTGAATGCGTTTAAAATTGATTGTGTATCTGTGGTTTGATTATCCTTGCCTCTCATTTCAACAGTTCCCGTCATTCCGTCAGGAGCATCGTCATGATCGTTATTTCCAACTTTCATGTAGCTGGTCAGAGCCTTATAAACTTCCGGCCACATGCTGTCCCATCCTTCCGGGAAAAGACAAATATTCTGAACAGATGCTGAGTTGGTGAAAATACGGACCTGTTTATTTTCGGACTGAAAAAACCAGTTGATTCGTGTTTTGGAGTTGTTGTTTTTCCGGCATTGATCTTCAACCGCCCGGGCAAATGACCGGCCACCGTTATTGCTCTCGATATTGCACACTTCAACGTTATGCTTTGTCAACATCTCAGCCGTTTTCGGTTCTGTGTATTCCATTGGACGCTGAGTGTAGATCATGTCAATGACGTAGTTATACATTTCGGTCTCAACGTAGGTAACTGAGAACAGGTAATCCTTTCCGGTGTCAGCCGTATCGGTGTAGTTTTTGATGACCTGTTTTGCGCTGTATGGAATGACTTTATAAGTCTTGAATCCATTTTCGTACATCAAGCCTTCAATCGGTTTTGGGTTTTGCTGATAGAGCGATTGAAAGACATGATTGTTTCTTTTCCTGACGTTCTCAAGCTTCTCCAATGAATGTTTTTCAGGCCACAGAGGTTCACCTTCGTTTCGTTCATCGTATTCAGTTGGCTGACCTTCTTTGATGGCCTGATAAATAATGACAACCCATCCATTTGGGTTTTCTTCAGAATAAATACCTTGCTCTCTCAACAACTTTCCGGCAAGGTCATCCTGATGCCAGCGAGTAAAAACAATGAGCTGCTGGCTGTCATTGTGTAACCTGGTTTCTGCAACCGTATCGTACCAATTATTGATATTTTCACGTACAGTTGGAGACCATGCGGATTTTGCATCTTTGTAAATGTCATCCATGATCAGCATGTCAACAGGATCACCTGTCAGTGGGCCACCAACGCCAACAGTTTTAAAACCTCCCCGACGTCCTACTATTTCACATTCATCAGTGTTTTGAACGAAATTACCAGACACATCAGACCCACTATTAAGCTTCGTTTCAGGGAAAATTTCACAATATTCAGAACTGCAAATTATACGCTGAATCTCTCGATTGAACTTTTTAGATTTGGTTGCTGAGTAGCTTATAATAGCAATTTTTCGGTCAGGATCCTTTCCTAAAACATAGGCCGGAAGTCTTCGGGTTGAACCTTCGCTTTTACCATGCTGCGGAGGCATAAAGACCATGAGCTTTTTCGTATTCCCATCTGCAAAATCGGTGAGAGCTTCGTAGTAGTGCCGATGATACTGGACCGGAGCAAATGAAGACATTGTCATCACCGTAAATGCAAAAAGTCCTTTGCGAGCATTACGCAGAAGACGTTCAATCAAGGCTTCTTTATATGTCAAATTATTTTCCATCAATCAGCCTGTTTTTTGCTTCCAGTTCTTTAATCTTAGCCTCCAGCTCGTCATCAGTCATGCCTTTGAATAAGTCTTTGCCATCTTTGCCGGTCACCTCTGTTTTCTTAGGAGCATTAAACCCAAGCAGATCAGACAATGCTTCAAGCGATTTTTGTTTGTCGTAGGTTTTTATTCTAACGTACTCCACATCTGCCATCACAGGCTCTTCGCGGCTTCCAACATTTACTTTGACAACCTTCGTGCTTATTTCCTGAATACAGGCTTTTTGATCTTCTGTTAAGTCTTCCAACTCTTTGCGTTCAATCCAAGAGTTATGAAGATGGGCAACTCCACTGAAAGCAATCTTTGAATGTTCACTTGCAATCATCAGCGCGGAAATTCCGGCAGTTTCAGCCAGATTGTCCTTCATTGCCTGAATTCTTTCATGGATGTAAGGTTTTGTTAAGTTTTCAGCTCCTATACTTCTGGCAGTTCTTTCACTATAACCGGCTTTTATACAGGCTTTTGTAGCATTAAATCCATTAGCAAGATATTCGTAACAGAATCTCTCTTCTTTTGGCGTAAGCTTCTTATTTTCGGTATTATCCTGCATATTGCTTGCTGATTTCATCGGAAATATAATCTACTTCAGTTTTAAACTTCTTGTAAATCATATAGTAATTTCTGACTGTTTGGATATTGTTACTTATTGCAGTATCTGAGACGTTAAACAGCATTGCCAGTTGGCTTCGGATGCCACGGCAAAGGTTTCTTTTCCATCCTGACAACACATCAGGATCGTAAAGCTGAAGGATTACTCCAATAAAAATGAGTTTTGATTTTGCTCCCTTTCTATCACTAAAGTGCTGATTGTGAATTTCAGTTAACAGCGATACATCACAAAAGATAGGTGTTCTGACCAACTCTTTTGTGATAACGGGATAAAGCTCTGCGACTTTGCGCCCAAGTATTTCGTAATTGATTTCTGCCATAACTGGTTAAATATGGCAGATAGAATTTTTGGTGCTGCTAAACTACGAAATAAAATAATTTTAAATTTGATAATTGATCACTGAGATATTAACAGGCATATTGTGAATAGCATCTTTCGCTTTTAATACTTTATTTCTTACCGTTTCAAACTTATCCCGAAAGTCTTTATTCGTTTCTCTCAGGTTATTCACCGTCTTGATTGCATGGAGAACAGTTGCATGATCGAATACGTGTTCTTTGTCATTTTTAAAATAGACTCCAATTGATTCCAAGCCTAACTTTGTGTTTTGTTTCAGCATCCACATTGCAATTTGCCTGGCTTCAACGACTTCACGCTTTCTGGTCTTTTGCTTCATGAATTCGACCGAAATTCCAGTTTCATTTGAAACAATTTGAACAATATCTGTTAATCCTAAACACTTATCAGTATGAAATTTAATAAATCTTTTTATTATATCTTCCTGATCTACTGATTTTTTTATCAGTTTTTGTTTTGAAAGAAATGTGCAAAATTCAGTTAGTTGTTGTTTCATGGTTTTGTCTTTCTTAATCGTTTTTTCCTTTTTGAAAGTAAGGATAGCTTAATAACTTTGCTTTCATTTTTGACCTTTATCTCAAGGTTCTTAAGGTGTTCTATCCATTCTCTTTCCTGTTCAATTTCAATGAGATGTTTTGACCGTTCCTTTCTAAACATTCTACACGCTGACATGATCTGTGTTGCATCTATTCGGTTGTAAAACGGGAAATAAAATCCTGTTTTTATCCTTTCGAAAAGAAGTGTCAATTCTGCCATATTCAGCAAATAAATTTCTTTGTACATGAATCCTGATAGCTGGATAGTTTTTTGTCAGCATCTACATTCACAAATAAGTTCAACTGAAGCAACCAGGAGCGCAAAAAATGAAGCGGTGTATTTTCGTTGTAAATCGACTTTAAATCAGAAAGCTTTATTGAATCAAACTTAAGGCATTCAAGAACGGTATGTTTGCCTTTATACCGGTACATACACTTTGAATGATTCATGTCAACAATGAACCTCAGTTGATCAGGATAGCTTTTCAAAACTAATTCAATTTTATTGTCTGATTTCGCTGGCAATGTCTCTAAACAGGTTTTCAGCGGCTGCGATTGTTTCTGAATTTTTATTTTTCCGGTCAGTTGTGAAAGTTTGTCCATTTGTTTTTTGTTTATAAACTTTATTGAACGATTGAGAAATAGAATTTGTAAGGGTAGATTTCCAGTCAAGTTCTTTTGATCTGGATTTCTTTTTATGTTTCCATCCGGCTTCAGTTGCCCAAAAATTAAGAACTGCTTTTTCGAGTGAAAGACCGACATCAACATTCGGATTTAACTTTTCCTGAGTGGCTATAAATTCATAATCAAAAATCAGTTTGTTGTACACTTCGTTCAATTCTGATTTATAAATTTCGAAATCATTTTTCCAATTTTTTACAACAGCGGTATTTGTGTTATATAGTTCATTGGTTATATGGTTATATGGTTTATCTATGACTGCAATGCTATTGTTTTGCTTTTGTACGTGCTTTTGCATTGCTTTTGTAAGTGCTTTTGTATTTGCTTTTGTATTTTTTACAATAGCAATTACAGTAGCAGAATACTGATTTTTGCTCTTAACTATCAGCTTGAAAAATCCCCAAATAACAATATCATTAAATGCTTTTGAAAATGTTCTCCAATTTTTTACGCCAATTGCATCCATACACATTTGAGTTGGCAATCCAAACTTTTCTTTCCATCCAAGCCGGTTACAATGCTCTATTGCAAAAAAGTACAGAGCGGTATGAGTAGGTGTTATTTTTTCAGGATTTTCAAAGCAGAAATCAAACCAGTCTCGGCTAAGTTCATATCCATTTATTTGATTTTCCATTTATATCCTTATGTTTGAAATTGGTGATTGTATGCGACTTATTAAGCTATCAGAAAGGTGGCAATATAACATCGTTGTTTTCACGTTATTGTGTCCGGCGATGCGTTGGATCAGGTTTATATCTGTGCCTTGCTCAACCATGTGGGTAAATGTACTATGCCTTATTAAATGGGTATAAACGCGCTTCTTTATTTTTGATTTTTGAGCCAATTGTTTTATTACCTCAAGTACGCTTCTTGAAGAATATTTTAATCCAAACTGACCATTCAAAACATATTTTTCGGTGCGATATTCTTTATAATAACTTTTCAGTAAAGGAATAATGGTTTCAGGCAATGCAATCTGTCTGTCTTTTCGGCCTTTTGCACAAATGATATTTATTATCATACGACTCCGGTCTATATGGCTCCATTGAAGATTTATAACTTCTGAAACCCGCAATCCACAGGAATAAACAAGTGCTAAAATGGTTTTATGCTTGATGTTTTCGCAAACATCGAACATCTTTTGAATTTCATCTTGGCTCAATACAATTGGTAATTTTTTTTCTGATCTCGGATATTCGATGTTATCAAGCTTGCGGGTTTGATGCCCTACCTTATCATAAAACAACTTTATTGCGCACAGATAAGCTTTGTGAGTATTTACCTGCTGTTTTGTTGAAAGGAACTTCTTGATTTTATCTGCTGAAATTTCGCTCGGCTTTGTAGCTTCGTTTTCAAAGTATTGCAAAAATTTGCCAATACACGAAACGTAATTGCTCATGCTTTCTGGAGAGTATTTTTTATACTTCATCCAATCGGATAGTTGCCGTTGATAGTTTCCGATGTTCATACTGTAAGTGTTTAAATTTTAGTTTACTGCAATAATAAAATACATATACTAGTTAGCGGCAAGCGTGTTTGGTCTCCGTGAAAAGCGACAGAAAATAAATTCCATATTCGTTTTCAAGTTTGACACCGTGAACCTTTTCAGGAACCCACATATTGTAAAAGTTAGACCATTTTGCTTCTGTTTTCCAAACCTCTCTTACTTTTACTTTTTGACCTTTCTTA